GAAAGTTTTTCCAGTAGAAGACTCTCCAGCAATAGCAGTAATCTTATTCCCAGATACACCACCAAATATGCTACCTGAAACCAGTGCATTAAAAATGTACGAACCTGTGTCAACATACTTTTCAGTCTCATCAATATCAGCAGCAAGTTGAGTATACTCACCACCAATCTCTTTTACAATATCTTTAAGAAAATCCATAATAACCTCACGCAAATAAAAATTCTAAACTTCCAGTCTTTTCAGTTTTCCATCCAATAGTATTTAGAATGATCTTCAGAGGTTCAATAAATGATTTCTCAAATTGAAGATCATAATCAATATGTTTAGTAATGTTCAATTCTACTGGAAAAGTTTGGAGAAATGAAATTACGTTTTCGCCAATAATGTTTGGTGTTTTAAGATAAACATATTTAATCTTCTCACCTTCTTGGACGATTGGATATTTATGAGTTAGTTTATTCTGTCGAATAAAATGATTATACAACAGAGTTCCCCTCACATGCATAGGAGTACCTTTACCATATATTGTAACTGGAGATTTGAATTTTTGCAAGCCATTTACACTCCTAGGAAAAGAAATTTCCTCTGGAGGTAGACTCTTAAATTCAGTTCTAAAGTCATCAATAAACTTAATAAGGTCATCTTCAGTTTTTGTGAGAATGATCTTGATAGCTTCTTTAATCTTCTGTCTGCAAGGAGCAGGAGTAGATGATTTAACAGCTTCGATACCCATCATCTTCATCTTAGGTTCTGTATATCGAACACCTTCACTATCCCAGACGTTTAGGATATAACGTTTCTTTGCAGTCCAGATACCTTTGTCTGCAATGTTCTCACGTTTCATAAACATCTTCTGATCATATGCGTTCACATAGTCAGCCAGTTCTTTGTAGCAACTTTCAATATAAGGCTCAAGTTCCACTTGACACAACTTGTCAAGGAACGAAACAATTTTTTCATTAGTCGTCTCTCTTCCCTTGTATACAGATTCAACCAGACTACCCAGATTGAGGTAAATAGAATCAGTATCAACAGCAATAACATAATCTTCACCCTTTGTTTTAAGTACTTTATTTAGATACTCATTCATCTTACCTTCAATCCAACGAATAGAAAGTTGACCAGAAAGAGTAATAGCCTCTGCATTTTCGATTCGGAAGTAACGGAAATATTCATTACCAATCGCACCATAAGCAGAGTTCAAAGAAATCTTTTTCGCCATCTGAATGTTGTTGCAACGAGCAATCTCTTTCTCCAACTCTTTAGTAGGAGTCTTTTCATACTGTTGTTTTGCAGCAATCATTTTCTTCTTGAAGATGACACGATCATTGTACATCTTTTCCATCAGTCTAGGTAGAAATCCCTGTTGATGAGTATCATACATCGCACCATTAGGACATACAGTTGCTACTTCTAGATTAGAAAGATCAACTTGACGATTGAGGATCTTGTCAACAGAAACTGTAGGATGTTTCTCTTTCAACAAGGTCTCAGGTGAAATGTTGTACTGCATAATCAGGTGAGGATACAGAGAGTTCAAGTCAAAGTTGACAACCCAGTTATACATCCCAGGAACAGGTTCCTTCACATAGGCACCAGCGTACTGAGAATCCTTCTTGAATCCTTTCTTAGGAGGAATAGCGATCTTTCTCTTCTTAAGATCATTGAAGATAATGTTATCCCACATGCGAACCTGATAGTGAATATCATTGTAGTTCACTTTTGCATCATATGCCATAGTGAGAGCAAGTTCGATAAGTTTCATCTTATCCTCAAAACGGTCTACAAGTTCCACGTCCTTGATGTTGTATTCTACAAACTTCTGCCAATCTGAAGTATAAAAATCTTTGAAGTTCTCATACTCAGAGTGATCGAGTTTTTTCTCACCAAGTTCTACAGAAGCGATGTAATCGAGTCGATATGATTCTTGGTTTGTATAAGTAAATCTCTTATACAAATCCATATAATCAACCACAGACATTCCCATTATGTCATAAGTGTAATTAATTCGACCTTGGATATTGATCTCTTTTTTATCTACAGCTTTCCAGGGAGAAAGAGATTTGAGTTCATCATCACCAAGAACTCTAGAAATACGACCACAGATATATGGAATATCATAGAAAGCAACGTTCCATCCAGTAATAATATCTGGATAGTTATTAGACCAATATGCAATGAAGGCCCTGAGAAGATGTGTTTCATCCCTACAGAGCATGTAGTTTACATCTTTCCTAGTATTTTGAAAAGGATTAACTCCCCATACAGTAATCTTACGAGTGTTGAATTCTTTAACTGTAATACAAAGAATCTCTTCGTTATGATCTCTTACGTTAGGAAATCCATTTTCGCAAGCAACCTCAATATCCAAAGTGATGAGGTTAATTTGATTAATATCAAACTTGATCTCATCCTCTGGAAATTTATCCACGATGTACTGATATAGAAACCTGGTGTTTCCATACACTTCAAAGTTATCTACATTTTCATACTTCTTTATAAAGTCTCTTGCTTCACGAACTGTGTCAAACTTAATTGGTTCTACTGACTCACCTTCTAAAGTTGTGTATTTTGTTTTCTTATTACTCTTAACGAAGAGAGTGGGTGAAAGTTTATCCCTAGTGATTACCTTCCTTCCATTTTCATATCCACAATAAAGAATAGTGTTACCAAAAAGTTGTACGTCAGTGTAAAATTTCATCAAAAATACTTTTTATAAAGTTCAATAGTTTTTTCGTCTGGTTCAAAAATTGTTAAGAACTCAGAGCTGGAAAGAAGACAGTCCCTATCCTTAGAATACAATGGAAATGGTTCCAGTTGATCCTCATCGATTATTTTGAAACAATCTGAAAGATAACAAGATGGTTCCTCATCCAATTCCTCATACTTTGCAATCAAATAAGTTTCATTTCTAAGTAGAAATACTGCAAGATCATTCGCCACCATCAGACATCTCCTTCAATAATTGTAAATACTTTTCTCTAATTTCAGCATAAGGTTCATATGCTGTAATTACCCAATCATAATGAACAAATAACGACTTGTCAGAACTCAAAGGACACCATGGATAAAATTGCAATCGAACTCTTTCAATAGCAAATGGTTTTCCAGGTAGACCAGAACCAAGAGATTCATAGTCGAGAATCAATTCACCTTCTCCATTTTCTCTTACTTTATCATCAACATTAACTTCTTCTTCACCGAAATCATAATCTTCCTCATCCAAATAATGAGTGACTACATATGGATCATGAAAAAGAAACGCTACAAGTTGTTCCTTATCATTGTAAGTTTCTTTAATATCTGCAATGACATCATCCCCAGATTTCAATCTTGCAACTTTTATAGTCATACAATTACCTCATTTAACCTCAGTATACCACAAAAAAAGGGGGGTGTCAACTGGATTTTGCCAGTCGAACCCCTTGCGCCGACGATATTCAATACTATTTATTAACTGTATCTTCTCCAGGGAAGTTTGAATCTCTGTCTTCGGTTAAAAACTTTGGGACAGGCACTTCAAGATCTCCAATCTTATAAACAGTTTTCTTTTGATGATCAGGAATAATTTTCTCTAGTGAGATGGATAACAAACCATTTACAAAAGTTACAGAGGATACTCGGACATCTTCTCCAAGTTGCCATGTTCTTGTAAATGCTCTGTTTGAGAGACCTTTGTGCAAATACTTCCTATCAGGATCTCGTTTCTCATTCTTTGAGGCAACTCTGAGAATGTTCTGTTCAGTAGAGACTTCGATCTCTTCTGGTTTAAATCCTGCCAGAGCGACTTCGACTTCGTAATTAGATTCATCGTGTTTGATAAGATTGTAGGGTGGGTAATTGATATTATGTCCAGACATAGCATCTAGTCTATGGAAAACATCATCCAGACCTACATTGAATGGCGTATAAACGTCCCAAGAATTGAGTCTTGTTGTCATTGATTTGCTCCTTAGTAAGCGAGTGTTTAATCGAGACCCTTTCGGCATCTCTCATTATTATATATCCAATGACATTAAAAAAGGGAGTGTGGAACTCCCTACTTATATTATTCGGTTTCTGCGACTTTCTTTTTACCAATGTTATATTTGGCTTCAAGAGTCCATTCATTTTTTTCTGAATACCCTAAAACTTTAATTTGACTCAAAGGAGCAACATCTTGAATCTGTTCTGAATCTGCAACTTCTACTAGATCCCAGTCACAAATTAATTGAACAATTCTGTTCCTACGTTGAACATCATTTACAGTTAGATTGGCTCTCTTACCATCTAGAGCAAATAGTTCTTTAAAGTGAACGATGTAATACTTACCTTGTTTATGAAGAATATGACAAGACTGATACAGTTTCTTTTCTTTACGAGAAGCAACACCAATCCTAGTCAAAGTTTCTCTCACCTTGAGGAAGTCATCAGGTTCTCTAAGTTTAATCTCCACCATTTTATCTGGAGACCACTTAAATTCAACTTCATTAATAGCGTTCATTTTTTACCACCTTTCCTTAATTTTGATTTGATAATTGTTAGTTGTTCATCAGTCAAAACTTTCAGAGCTATCCTCGCTTTCTCATTACTATAACCATAGTATGATTTCACTAACTCCAAATCACTGATTTGTTCTTTTTTTAACCAGGGAGAGAATCTCTTTTTTGGTCTGATAATATTTATAAAAAAATCATATTGGAGTTTCTTGTCTACATGATGTGACATGTTCATTTCATTGGCATACATTAGAGTATCAATGAATCCAGATAGACATCTGTTTACAATGTAAGGTGGATACTGAGATTCAGTATCAGGTTCTTGATCAATAATATTTGATTTTTCATGATTGATAGTATTCAACCAATCTTTCAATTCTTTTTTCATCGTATAATGTCAATCTCCATATCTTTGTTCCAGAGTTCAAGTTCAGTTCTCAATCTACCTTCTGACTTAAGAGATTCATATCGAGTGGAAGCTTTGTTCTTCCACCACTTGATTAAGTTCTCCATATGAAACTTATCATAGTTCTGAGGATTTTTAATCAGAACATCCGTCTCTCCGTTTATAACTTCCCTTACGTTGGAAAAACCGTAGTCAGACATGTAGAACCTCTTCTGTTCCGTCAGATTCAACGCCTGTCTCAAAGTATTTTTGAAGACCGTAAGTTGTTGGTTATCTGCATCTTTAAGAGACGCTTTGATGATCGAAATCATCTTTTGTTGCGTCTTTAACTTCCTACTAGAAGCATTTTCCTTAACAAGACCCTTCTTTCCATTACGATCCCTGAACCAAGACTCCAGTTCAGAAAACACAGAGTCATGCAGGAGGGGAATGAAATTACTATCGGTCAGACCCTTGAACCTCAGATATGGTTTAAGACCATCGTACTGAGAGGAGGACTTTGTACTACCATATAGAGAGGTGGTTTCAAACAAACAAATGTTAGCGTCATACTTCTTGTTCAGAGTTTCTCTGGCCTTATGAGAACAACAGAGAAGAGCTAACAACTTACCACCAAGATAGTTGTAACCAAATGGTTGAGTAGGAACAATAATGAATCCCATGATTACATTCTTATTGAACCTAGAAAGATCAGGAACTTGTCCAAGGAAATCATTCCTAGGTTTAGAGTTGATTACTGGAGAACCAAATCGAATGAATCCTACAATCTTATTAGTATTCTTTTCTTTTACAATCCACTTGAGAGTTTTACCTGGGATTGAATCCTCAATAGCATGAGATGTAGTAATCTCCAAGTAATTATTGAAGACATTATTATCCATCTCATACACTTCAAAATCCATATCTTGAGGATGCATGTCAAATGAACTAAACATCTCATCTTCTGGACCATACCCAGGAAGAGAAGATGGAAACTTTTTCATCCTGTCAAGTTTAATGGCCCTGAGATATTCATCAATACGATGAATATTAGAAAAGTAATCTATAAATTTATTTGATGCATAGACTGCATCTTGTGTATCCAGAATCATTTAAACTCACACTCCAACATAATTTCAGTAAGACATGCTAACAGATTAATCTCTTGATCTGCAACAAATGCGGCCTGATATTGATATTTAGAGATGATGAGTACACAGTTGGCAATGGAAGGGGGTTTCATATAGTCATACAGACTGTCATAAATGACTCTGAAAATGGAAGAAGGATCATTATCCAAATGAGATACTACCCATTTACGAACCTCAGTAAATTGTTTATCTTTTAGATTCTTCATCAGATCCTTAAGATTTACATTACCAATATCCCCAAGCAATCCAACATCAATAGATCCATTGTTGGAGTAACGTTGAAGTTCATTCAAAACCCTACGCCAATCAGGAAAATACTTATTGATTACTTCTGCAACAACCTTCGGATCATATTGAACGTTCTCTGTCTCAAGAATAGTCCTGACACGGTTGAAGAACTGGGATGCAAGTGCAGCTCGATCTTTCTTTTTGATTGAGAAGTCGATGACTGCACAACGGGAATGAAGTGGTTCGATGATCTTGTTCTTGTAGTTACAAGTGAAGATGAATCGACAGTTGTTACTAAATTCCTCAATAGACGCCCGTAGGAGGAGTTGAACGTCGTTGGTTGTGTTATCCGCCTCATCAATGATGATGACTTTGTGTTTAGAAGACCCCGTAAGTGAGCGGGTCGAAGCGAAGTTCTTCGCATGGTTTCGGACAGTATCAAGGAATCTACCTTCGTCGGATCCATTGATGACATAATAATCAGCTCCTATTTCTTTACATAATGCTTTAGCTACAGTGGTCTTCCCGATACCAGGAGGACCAGACAAGAGGAGATTAGGAATCTCACCCTTGGTCACAAACTGAATGAGAGATTCTTTCATCTTCTCATTCAGAATACAATCCTCCACAATAGAAGGACGATATTTTTCCACCCACAAAAACTGATCATTCATACTCTACCTCCACATAATAAAAAAATAAAATTATCAACCAAGGGTTGAATCTGGTTCTAGAGCAATAAAATATTCCAGATCACCATTAACACTAGTAAAGAGAGCAACACTCTTACAAGCTTTCACATTGTAATTACCAGGAAGAAGTTTCATATTTTCAACCTTGAAGTAGAAAGAAAATACCTTATCAGTCTCTCCCATTTCCATAGAGAAGTTATTAGAAGTATCATTCTTCTTATCCTTCACCACCATTCGCATAGACTTACCATCACCAACAAGGCAAAGGTCAGGTACGTTATGAATACGAGAAGCTTTGAACAGAGTATCAAGATCAGAATCGCTGATGGTAAACTCTACATCAACAGAAGGAATCTCAATCTTTTTCTCTGGAGCAGTAGTAATTACGGATGGATCTGCGTAGAAAAATTGAGTAGAAGTCTTCGTACCTTTATCAGTAATCACCATAAAGTCTTGATTGGAAAAATCAAACTCAGGAGATTTGAACAGAGTAAATGTAGAGATGAACTCAGGGAGATCATAAATACAGATCTTAGAATCAAAGGATTCTTTTACCTTTGCAGTAGCCAGAATATTTTTAGTAACTGCAAGAGTTGCAAGTTCGTTACCAGGATTGATTACAATCGATTTATTAATC